CCACCATCAATGTTTTCCACGCCCCGAGCCCTGGTGCTGGAACACTTGCAAACGATTCAGTCACCACGGCGAAGATCCCGAATGGCGCAGTGACAGAAGCGAAGATCGCAGCGGCGAGTCTCACTGGCTTAATTGCCAAGATAGTTGCAGATGCCAATGTGATCGGTGGTCTGATGGTGCTGCATCGTATTGATGTCCCAGATGCCACAGGGAACGTTGATGTTGTTTTGACGCATAAGACCCGCGTCATCGATGCCTGGGCTTTGAACACTGGCATTGCTGCACATGCAGCCAACGACACGTGGCAGGTGAAGAATGCTGGGAATGCGATCTCTGATGCGGTTGCAAAAACCGCCACCGTGAACGCTGTAAAGCGGATCAGCACGATCACTCCTGCACAAGCTGAGATCGCCGCAGGTGGAACATTGCGCATTGCAGCAGTGAAAGACACGAATGCAGCTGTGACCGCGTACGTGCTCGGGATCCGCGTGGCATAGGCCTGCGACCCATTCAGACTCCCAACCCCCTTCGGCTAAAGCCGATTTGGGGGAAGATGAAAACCAAGAGGTAAATATGAGTGATTTTCTTGAAGTAATCGAGACCATGCGCGCAGAGGAAGCAAGCCCTGAGCGCCTGTTCAAAGGTGATGGCGCAGGTGTGCGAAGGCACCACCTTCACAAACACCCAATGTATCCCAAGATGTTAGCTGAAGCAGCGAAATTTGTTGCGGATATTGTGAAGGGACGCCGTACGCTGCGCCACCTGCAGGAAGCCATGACGACCAGTGATTTCCCGTATTTGTTCGGTGACATCCTGGATCGTCAGGTATTGGCATCCTACCAGGAAGCTCCGTCCACATGGACGAACTTCGTGAAGCGCAGCGTTGTGCGTGATTTCCGCACTGTGAAACGCTACGGTGTTCATGGCGCAGATCAGGTGCTCGAGGTTGTGCCTGAGCAGAAAGAATATAAAGCATCCAAGATCGATGAGGACACGCCCTATGAATTTGCGGTCAAGAAATATGGCCGCAGGCTTCCATTTTCTTTCGAGACGATCATCAATGATGATCTGGAAGCATTAACCGATGGTCCTGTGCGCCTGGGACGTGCATCGCGCCGCACCGAGCAGAAGTTTGTCACTGGGCTTTATGTGGATGCGAATGGCCCGCACGCATCGTTCTACACCGCTGGCAATGGCAACATCATCACTGGCAACCCTGTGCTTTCACTGGCGGCGTTGCAGACGGGCATGGAGACCCTTTCCAAGCAAGTGGATGCAGATGGCGAGCCCATCGTGGTGGAATCTGTCGAGTTGGTGGTGCCCCCTGCGTTGGAAGTGACTGCATTGAACTATCTCAATGCGCTGCAGATCGAGCTGACTGAAAAAGGCGGCACATCGGCACGCAAGCTGGTAAGCCAGAACTGGATGAAGACCCGTTTCAACTTAAACCTGGATTACTACATCCCGCTCGTTGCCAGCACGGCGAATGGACACACCAGCTGGTTCATGTTTGCCAACCCTGCCAATGGGCGACCTGCCCTGGAAGTGGGTTTCCTGCGCGGATATGAAGACCCCCAAATCTTCATGAAGCAACCGAATGCTGTGCGTGTGGGTGGCGGTGGTGCTGATGAGTTCGATTTCGATACCGACAGCCGCGAATATAAGGTCCGCCATATCCTGGGCGGGACCCGTGAAGATCCGAAGATGACCCTTGGGAGCAATGGGTCTGGAGTGCCGTAACCCCCCTGCGTTGAGTAAACGACATCCCCCCCATTTATCCTGGATAAATGGGGGGAGATAGGTTGAAAATATGGCTTTCACATATGATGTAACGAACGAAATCGGCAGGGTGCGGTTGATCATCAACGATAAGGTCGAAGCGACTGCGATCTATTCAGATGAGGAGATTGGCGCGTTCCTGGACTTGAACGAAGATAGTGTGAAGCGTGGTGCAGCTGCGGCACTCGATTCGATTGCCAGTGACCAGGCGTTGGTTTTGAAAGTCATTCGAACATTGGACTTGAGCACAGATGGTGCGTCTGTGGCGAGGGCGCTACGTGAGCATGCCCAGCGCTTGCGCGATGAAGCAAATGATTCAGATGCTGGAGAAGGTGACCTATTCGATTATGCAGAAATGGTGACGAATGCGTTTACAGCCAGAGAGCGTGTGACGAATCAAACCTTGAGAGGTCAATCGTAATGGTCAGTCGTCTGATTCATCCAAGAATGATGGAACAACTGGAAAGGGATTTCTTCCCGCAACTGTGCGCTTTAAAGCAACCTGTGAAAACGCAGAGTTCCACTGGTAAAGAGATCGTCAATTACGAAGTGAGACCAGGCTATGAAGCGTTGCCCTGCCGTGTTGCACCTGCAAGCGGTGGTGAGAGACGCGGCGAACGGTTCACACATTTGGATGCCACGCATGCAATTGCACTGCCAGGTCAATTTCAGGATGTGACGGAGGAGTGGATCGCAGTAGTGGATGAACAGAAGTATGAAATCCTGCTGGTTGGCAAAGATGCTGAAGGCGTGATGACCCATCTGGATGCGAGGATCGCAAGGTGACCCCACCCCCTTCGGGCTTCGCCCACTTCCCCCAAATCGGAAAAGCACCGATTTAGGGGAAGGATAAAGGAAAAGTTATGGCTGAAGAAGTTGTGATCGGCAAGGATGCACTGATCAGGAAGTTTCGCAGGATGAGCGAGGTTTCCCAGGGTATGACGCTGGCTCGAACTGTGCAGGTCGGTGCGATGACCATTGCCAATGCAGCCAAGACCAACATCAAAGATCAGGGATTGATCCGCACGCGAGCGTTGAGCAGGTCGATCCATGTGGAGATCTCGATGCAAAGCTCAGCGGTTGCAATTGCTGAAGTTGGTACCAATCTGGAGTATGCAGCCATTCATGAATTCGGTGGCACTGTAAAAGCGAAAACAGCAAAGTACCTGGCGATCCCTGTTGGTAATTATCGTGGCAGCCCGCGGAAGCATCCGGGCTTGAAACTACGAAAGACGGCTGGCGGAAACCTGATCATGGTGGATGGTTCGGGACGTGTGCAGTACGTGCTGAAGACCAGCGTCACTGTGCCTGCGCAACCGTATATACGACCTGCGTTCGATGAACACAAGCAGGATGCCATCGACGATATGGGCAAGGCGTTTAAATCACTGATCATGAAGGCTGCAGAGACCTAACCCCAGCCCTTCCCTAAAGGGAAGGGAGAGGATGAACCATGTTTGCACAAGACCTTTTCACTTTTTTATCGACTGCAGGAACAAGTGCTGGCAGCCGCATTTATCCCCAGCAGCTTCCGCAACTGGCCACTCTTCCAGCGATCCGTTATTTGGAGGTGAGCGATCCGCCTGAGCATACGCACAGCGGACGAAGCAGCCTGAGACATCCACGTTACCAACTGGATTGTTTTGACCAGGACTCGGAAAGTCATGATGGATATCTGGGAGCGCGAGCCCTGGCAGCTGAAGTGGTCGCGGCACTCGATGGCTATAAAGGTCCTATGGGAAGCACCACGTGCTATGCAGGTTTTCAGGAAAATTCCCAGGATAGTTTTGATCCTGAAACCAACAGGCATTGGGTGATCGTCGATTTTGAGATCTGGCATAAGGAGGCATGATGGTAAAGAGAAAAGAGAAGAACAGGCAGGTCCCGCCCCCAGCCCCTCCCCAAATTGAAGAACACAATTTGGAGAGGGGAGTAGACGCAACAACAACTCCGTATGAAGTGGGCAGCTGGAGTGGACTGCCGCAGTACAGGTGTTTGCTCTGCAAGTTCGATACGCTGAATGAAGATACGATCTTCAAGCACATCGAAGAGACACATCAACTGGGCAAGCAGCAAAGCCCATCTGTGCTGGTGGCAGACAAACGCGGTAATGACGTAACCGATCAGGTCTCTTCGGAAGGAGATCTGAATGGCATGTTCGAAATCGAGCTCAAGGAGGTATCCAGCACCACTGATGAGCAAGGCAACGAACACAAAACTTTCACAATCAAGGAGTAAATAACCATGGCAAGACAAACTATTACCAAACAGATTCCATTGGGACCTTATCCAACACTGCCTGTGGCTGCCAATGCGCTGGACCTGGCTGAGACCGCGGCTATTGTGGCAGACAAGGAGCAATTCGTACCTTCGGGCGATGACCTGGTGATCATCCATAACACGGGAGCATCCCCGTACACTGTCACGTTCACGAGTGCGGCTGATTCATTACGACGCACTGGCGATATTACGACCTACTCCGTGGGCGCGGGTTTGCTGGCGGCGCTCCGTTTCAAGAAGCCAGGCTGGATGCAGAACGATGGACGCGTGTACATGGAAGCCAGCAACGCGGCAGTCAAATATGTAGTGATCCAACTCTAGACCCCCAACCCCCTTCGGCTAAAGCCGCATTCCCCCAAATTCGAAAGGCACGAATTTAGGGGAAGAAGAATTTGAGTAAATAAGGAGAACTATTACATGACAGATGCATTTTCGTCCTTCGGGACATTCCTTAAGAAAGGTGATGGTGGAACTCCAGAGACGTTCGCCACCGTTGCTGAGGTTGGCGACATCGATGGTCCGGACATGAGCCTGGCGACGGAAGAAACAACACATCACGGCAGCGTAAATGGCTGGGATGAGTTCGTTGGAACCATCTTGAGCGGTGGCGAGGTTTCCTTCCCGATCAATTTCCTTCCGAGCGACGCCACGCATGATGCAACAACAGGGTTGCAGGCGGACATGAAGAATCGCACGAAGCGCAATTGGCAAGTCGTGTACCCTGACCCTGGTGGGAATGGTTTCGCTTTTGCGGCGCTGGTAACGGGATTCAAGCCCAAAGCTCCTGTGAAGGGCAAGCTTTCGGCTGACATCAAGTTAAAGATCAGTGGTCCGGTAACGGAGATCTAAGCCCCCCTGTCGTTGGCCCCCCTGTCGTTGGGTACAACGACATCCCCCCAAATATCCCTTCGGGAGTATTTAGGGGGAGAGGTAGTAATCAGTAATTAGCGATTGGAGATTGTATGAGTCAATATCTAACCAAAGAAGCAATCCTGGCTGCAGATGATGTGCAGCTCGAAGATGTGGAAGTACCCGAGTGGGGAGGTGCAGTCCGTGTCAAGTCGTTGATGGGCAATGAACGTGATGCTCTTGAAGCCTCGATGATCGTGGGCAAGGGCAAGAACGCCAATGTGAACCTGGCGAACCTGCGCGCAAAGCTGGTGGCGCGATCGATCGTGGATGGCGATGGTAATCGTATCTTCGAGGATTCGGATATTGCAGCACTCGGTAAAAAATCCGCCGCGGCGCTCAATCGTGTTTATGAAGTGGCACAGCGGTTGAGTGGCATTACCCAGGATGATGTTGATGAGCTCACAAAAAACTCAGAAGCCACCCCGAGCGAAGAAAGTGGTTCGAATTAGCGCTCGCTCTGGGTGGCAGGACAGTAGCTGAGTGGCAGCGTGTGATGAGCTCACGCGAGTTTGCAGAGTGGATGGCATTCTTCCAGTTGGAGCCTTATGGCGAATGGCGTGAAGATTTCCGCTTTGCGAACCTCATGGCATTGATCTCGAATGTCATGACGAGGAGCAAGGACAGCGATCCCATAACGCCAGTTGAGGATTTCATGCCTGATTTTGAAAAAGCTCTGGACGAGATGCAGGCACAGGAAGAAATCCCAGAACATCAGCGCGTATGGGACAAGGTCAAGAGCAGGCTCAGCGGATTGGTAAAGCCCAAGACCCCCCTGTCTGCTACGCAGACATCCCACCAAATACCCGCCAAAGAGCGGCGGGATATTTAGGGGGAGAGGATTGTAGATGGCAACGATCGCAACACTGGCAGTTAAATTAATCGCAGATGCCAAGGCGTTTCTGGCAACCATGGACGAGTCTCAGAAGAAGACTGAGGCGTGGTCTAAAAACGTTTCCAAAAATTTGAAGGATGTGGGTGGCAAGGTCACTGACTTTGGAAAAGGGATGACCACGTATGTGACGCTGCCCATCATCGGTGCAGGGATCGCTGCAACAAAGTTTGCCAGTGACCTATCGGAAACCAAGAATAAGGTCAATGTCGTTTTCGGGTCGATGTCTGATGATGTGATGAAGTGGAGCGAGACTTCAGATAGGGCGATGGGACTCTCACAACAAAAGGCGTTGGATGCAGCTGGCACCTTTGGGGCGATGGGTGATTCGGCAGGTTTGAACGCCCAGGAGAACTTGAAGTGGTCGCAGTCGCTGGTGCAGCTTGGCAGCGATTGGTCGAGTTTTTATAACCTGAACCCTGTCGATTCGCTGAATGCGATCCAAAGCGCAGTGGCGGGTCAATATGAACCCTTGCGTCGCATGGGCATTGTGATCAACCAGGCGTCGCTCGAAGAAAAAGCTTTGAGGATGGGCTTGATGGAGCAAGGGGGTGTACTGAGCGATGCAGCACGTTATCAAGCCTTGTATGCATTGATGGTGGAGAAGAGCAGTGCAGCCCAGGGAGATTTTGCCAGGACTGCAGATGGCGCAGCCAACCAGATGCGCATCGTGCGAGCGCAATTCGAAAACGCAGCAGCGACCATCGGAACGCAGCTGCTCCCTTATGCTACCCAACTTTTAGGATGGGTCAGCCAGGCAATTACATGGTTCCAGGCATTGACGCCTGAGCAGCAAAAGTGGCTGATTATTATCCTTGCGAGTGCGGCGGCGATTGGTCCGTTGTTGATCGTGATTGGATCGTTGGTCACTGCGATCGGGGCGATCATTCCTGTGATCACGGCTGTGATAGGAGCGTTGACACCTTTCCTAGTACCCATCCTGGCGATCATCGCAGTGCTGGCATTGCTTTACCTGGCATGGACGAACAATTGGTTTGGGATCCAGGAGAAGACACGTGCCGCGATCGAGTGGGTGAAGGGCATTATCGCGGCTGGAATGCAGTGGATTCAGGATCTGACTTCAGGCAAGCTTGGGTGGCTCTCACAGATGTGGCGAAATGCCATGGATTCGATCCAAGCCATCATTGAAAGCGCTTTGGCGATCTGGCGGCATATAAAACAAGCGTGGCGTAATATCGAAAACGGCAATTGGTATATGTTTGGGGTGGAGATGAGAAAGATATGGGACGTTGCCATGAGGTTGTTGGGAACACTCCTGAAGAATGCCTGGGAAAACATCAAGTTGATCTTCGATAACGTAATCAAGAAGATCATCGAGAAGTTCAAGAATATTGATTGGGCACAAGTGGGGAGAAACATCATCGAAGGTATCATCAACGGGCTGTTCTGGGCAGCCGTGAAACTCGATGCGGCAATCCGCAAGGTGGCTCAGGGCGTTATGGATACTATAAAAGGCTTCTTCAGCATTCATAGCGAATCAAAGTTGATGAAGTACGAGGTGGGCTGGGAGATGGGTGCGGGGCAGGCTTCAGGCTATGAGGAAAGCGTTCGGAAATTATTGATGCCTCGCATCGGTAAAAGCATCCTACCAAAGGCTGCTGGAGCAATGCCAGGCATGAGCTCAGTTGGAACGATGCCACAGGCTATCACCGTCATGTTGGATTATCATCCGCTGATCAGTGCAGGGGATCAGAATGAAGCACGGTTTGTGCTGGCTCCGATGATCGAGGATGAGATAAGAAAGAGGGAGAAGAAGTCGTGACGACCCTGTCGCTGACCCCCCTGTCGTTGCGTACAACGACATCCCCCCAAATATCCCTTCGGGAGTATTTAGGGGGAGAGGATATTGAGAGATGACCTTTGCATTATTTGGTGAAGGCAAGTTTGGTGAATTTCAGTTTGGTGCGGGCGTATTAACACGTCCGCGCTTTGCGTTGGAGATCGATTGGGATAACGATGGTTTCTTCGATGGTCGCAATGATGGCTTGTTATTAAACAGCCTGAAGTGGGAACGTGGCAAGCGCTATATCATCTCGTCCAATGGGGGCGGGTTCGAAGAGGAGATGACGGGATCCATTATCGGGACGGTGCTGGACCTGGATGGCTGGTATGACCCGTTCACAAATCCCAATATTGGCTCAGGCAGGAATTTTAGATTGTGGGTACGAACTCCGAGTGATCAAGTCTTCGATTTGATGGCAGGCACGATCGGTGAGCCTGTGATCGAGAACGGACGAGGGACTCCACGCGTGCAATTAAGTGGGGAGGATGGTTGGGGATTGCTACGTGACCAGCGCAACCGCGTGAGTGTTGCGTTCCAGCAGGACATTTATGGCGACGATGCGATGAATCTATTACTGGATAAGATCGGGTGGCCGCGGGCATGGGGACGGGACCTGGCGCAGGGTGTTGATCAGCATCCATTCTGGTGGGCGGATGATAAGAGCGCAGCGCAGGCACTGTTTGACCTGGCATTTTCTGAGATGGGGAAGATCTGGATCGCGGGCGATGGATCGCTTACGTTTCGCAATCGTCATTTAGTGGATACAAGTATCTTTACGATCACAGATGATGATGTTTATCTGGGATCGCTGAAAGTGCTCGAGCCCTGGGACGTGGTGCGGAACTCGGTGCGCGTGACTGCAACGATCCCAACGCTTCAGGAGGGAATCATCCTGTGGCAATCGCTGGAAGCGATCCGTTTGACTGCAGGGGAGAGTTATGAGAAGTTTGTGGATTTCACTTACAACGGTTCGAGCGTGGCTGTTGAAAGCCTGATCGCCCCTGTAGCTGGTTTTGATTACATTGCCAATACCAATGCTGATGGAACGGGAGTCAACATCACGGCGGCAATCAGCATTGGTATTGATCTGTTCTCCACCAATGGAAAGATGACTGTGCGAAATAATGGCAGCCAGGCGGGTTATGTCCTGGTGCCATTGACAATACGAGGAAATGCAATGTCGTCACAGCAGACCACAAGTGAGCTCGAAAGCGAAGTCAGCATGCAGCGGTATGGAACAAGATCTCTCGATCTGGCATATCCGTGGATCCACAATGAAAACATTGCACGGTATATCGCCAGGCGTTTACGTGATCGGCTTTCAACGCCTGGAAAATATCTGTCTTTCGCGATGAAGGCTAACCCTGACAAGCAGTTTGCCATGGACCTGGGGAAACAGGTGGATGTGGATATCGTGAGCAAGGGGATCAGTGGGACGTTTCGCGTGTATTTCGTGCGCGGGCAATGGACGGACCCCGCTGGCTTGAACACCAACACCGATGTGATCCTTGAGCCTGTTGAAGATCGAGGGGATGTGTGGACGGTGCCAGATACAGTTCCAATGGTGGTGGCATGATGACCCCCCGACCCCCTTCGCCCTTCGGGCACTTCCCCCAAATGAAGATCACAATTTGGGGGAAGAGGAGATGAAGTGATTATTACTGCAAGGGATATGGCAGAACGAAAGGGGTTGGGATCAACCATTGACTGGATTCTCTATCTGGCTGATCAATCACGCCAACGTGAGCGCTTCCAGGTGATGTGGGATGGGCGACGCGTGGGTGGAGCTCCAGTGATGGCATTTATTGACTTCGGGCGTTGGTGTGCGCAGTGTGAATGTGGGCAGGTTAACTATGCGGATCCAGATGAGCCTGTGATGTTCTGCGCTCGATGCGGGAACGGAAATACGGGGATCGCAAGACCTGTGTTGTTCCCGCCTGGAGCCATGCGTCAAGAGATCGAGCGATTGCTGATGCAACGGCCCGTGGTGGATCACCCATTGGCGCGGGATAGGATCGAAGCAGCGAGGTTGGCAACGCCCGTTCATGCGTTGCTGCTCCGCAGCTGGTATCCAAGTCAAAGCCTGGATGATCTGATCTCGATGAATTCAATGCTTGGAGGTAAGTGATGCCTGTTTATACACCTGTGCCTGCATTTCTAGCAGGTGACACAATTGATGAAGTTTTTTTGAATACCTATTGGCGGGACAATATGGCTGCGTCCATACCTGATCTGTTCAGCGCGAAAGGCCAGCTGCCTGTTGGGTTGGGTGTAGATGATATGGGGATCCTGAACGTGGGGGCAAATGGAACGATCCCAGTAGCTGATTCTACAGAGTCATTGGGAATCCTGTGGCGAGCACTCGTAAAAGCACGCCGGGGTGGATCTGCCACGAATTGGGGAACTGTTGGCACCACAAACTATACACCAGCGACTGCGAAGGTTCAGGCTGGTGTAATCAACGTGGCTTCTGTAAGCACAGCGTTTGGTTCCATTTTCTATGGAACGGTCACAGTCACTTTTCCTGAGGCTTTTGCACAAGTACCCATAGTTATTGCATCCTTAGGAGCTTTGGTATCACAAAATGCGATTGGTGTGATGCAGCAGGTAAGCGCCACTCAGGTTATTTTTTATGTGACTTCTTTCTCGTCCATCTCGAACCAGGCTGTTTCATGGATAGCAATTGGAGAATAGGAAAATTGCATGACGACATTAAATGATTTCTCAGTTGCTGATGGCAACCAATATGTATTAGCGAGTTACTACAATCTGTTGCTGGGATCGATCCTTCGCAAGGAATTTTCCAATGCGGTGGTGATGACCACGGATCTGACGTTGACCGATGGCGATACAGCGATCCAGCGGTTGGACTGCAATGGAGCGAACCGCATTGTGAAGGTGCCACCAGGCGCAAATGGGAATCACCCGTTCTTTCTGATCAATATCAGCGCGGGAAATTTCACATTAACGGTGAAAAGCAATGATGGGGCAACCACGCACCAAGTGTTGGGGCAGGGTGAAGCAGCGTTCATGGTCCCTGATGGGAACGGAGGATATAAGGATCTCACTTCGTCGGCGATGACCAGCACTGTGAAGACATTGCTGAAGACGTATTTCGACACGTTATATGGTGGGATCAGTGAGCGCATTATTTCAGGTCCGCAGGGCTTCGGAGATAATTATGTTATTGTTCCAAGCATATCTGCGAATAATTTGATCGTTGCTCTGAAGGGCGTCGACGGGAATGATCCATCAGCCAGTAACCCGCTACGTTTCAGAGTGGGGGATAGTAAATTCACAATCACCGCGGCAGTCTCGTATCAGAAGGACGCGGCAACCAATTGGTGCAAGGCTGGAAGTGCGGAATTGGCGGGAAATGCAATAGATTTTTTTCTGTATGCAATTGCTGAAACTGGCGCCAGCGCTGGTTTGAAGTTTGGACATTCCAGGATTCCATATGCTACAACCATGTCTGATTTTGTAAACACTGTAGATAATGAAAAATATATTGCAGGAAACTGGACGAATTTCAACGCAACCGATAGAGTAGAAAACATAGGGAGATTTAGGGCACAACTTTCAGCTACGGCGGCATTCAACTGGTCTATAGCTTCTCAGCTTGTAAAGAATAAACCGACTTTCGCGACAGAAGTTTTGACGTGGACGCCAGTGATTACCTATTCTGCAGAATCAACTAATCCGACATCGAACACCCCTACAACGAAAAACTATCAAATAAATTATAGAACTATGGTCGCGCATCTTGAAAGTACATTAGTGAGAGGAAGCGGAAATAAAGTTCACACGTTTTTCACGCTGCCATTTGGTACATTTGCTGCTGGTACATCTCCTGCAAATGGATTGGATAGTATTACTGCCGCAGGTTTATCTCAGGGCACCACCTATATTTCTGGAAATCAGATAACTTTTTTCAATAGGACTATGACCAATAATGGTTCATATTATGCTACCGTCACACACACGCTCTCTTAAGAAAAGCAAAATCCCGCTTGCTTGGCTCAGCGGGATTTTTTATTGCTTTTGACTGCGAACGAGAAGGGAATACTGCGTCTATTATTAGGTGCCCCCACGGGGAGTAGGGACGTTGACGCAGTAATTATAGCAGACCCGACCCCCCTGTCACTGGGTACAGCGACATCCCCCCAAATATCCTTCGGAGTATTTAGGGGGAGGGGTTCATC